ATTATCAGCAGAACTACTTGGCATCAAACTAAAAGTGCCAAACAATTACAATCCAATTTCACGCACTTATAGCGGCGTGTGGAATGGCACGTTCAAGACGGCATATAGCAACAATCCCGCTTGGGTGTTTTACGACTTGTTGACCAATACAAGATATGGCGCTGGAGAGTTTGTCACTGAAAATGACATCGACCGCTATTCTCTCTATTCCATTGCTCAATACTGCGACCAATTAGTGTCAAATGGAAGTGGTGGTTTCGAGCCGCGTTTCACGTTCAATGCCTACATCACAAATCGAGGAGAAGCTTATGAAGTGTTGAATGCGATTGCTGCTGCTTTTCGCGGCATGCTTTATTTTAGTGAAGGCACAATTGTTGGCATTCAAGATAAGCCAAAGTCAATGACAAGGATTTTCTCTCCAGCAAATGTGGTGCAGGAGACGGATGACAATGGCGAAATGTCCACGCCGCCGTTTCAATATGAAGGCACTGCACGGAAGGCTCGCAAAACTGTCGCTCTTGTGTCATGGAACGATCCTGAGGATCAATACAAAACCAAAACGGAATATGTTGAAGACAGAGCAGGCATTGAACGCTATGGCTACAGAGAAACAAACATCAGGGCTTTAGGCACCACGTCACAAGGACAAGCGCAACGCATTGGTCGATGGACGTTGCTTAGCGACCAACTTGAAACGGAAGTGGTCACATTTAAAGTTGCGTCTGAAGGGCTTTTTATCTTACCTGGTGAAATTATTGGCATTGCAGATCCAGCAAAAGAAGGAAAGCGCTATGGAGGAAGAGTTGTGTCTTCCACTACAAGCGCCATAACGATTGACGCACCGTTCACGATTGTTGGCGGCTCCACATACAGAGCTTCAGTAATGTTGCCAAATGGCACCATTCAAACGCGACTTGTGACGAACGGAGCAGGGAGCACGTCAGTCCTTAATTTCTCCTTTCCATTGTCCTCCGCTCCCGTCGCTGGCGCTCCTTGGGTGCTGCAGGAGAACGATAGTAGCGTCAGGAAGTTTCGCGTCACGTCTCTTGTTGAGGACGATGGCATCGTGACAGTATTGGCTTCTTTGTACGACGAAAGCAAGTTTAGCATTGC